ACATTTTTTTAATATATATATATGTTCTCCCCATACAGCGGAGGGACATTTAACCATTTATAAGAAAACACTAATATTAGGAGTACACTGATGGCTGAAGTAGGAGAATTTGGAGGACCGTCATTCGGTGGACCCGGAGCATTTGGCGGTGCATCTGACGAAGAAAGAGAATACTCTAATGCCATAGCAAGAAATGTCTTGGGCATATCTACAAATCCAAGTACATATGGCGCTCCTCTTGACAGCCCTGAAGCGGCTAACTACGGATTTGGATTGGGAAGTAATTTAGCATCTATTAGCCCTAACCTAGCACAATACGCGCAACCTTTTTTAAATCCAACAACAGGATTGGCTCAGTTTGAGCCTGGATTCTTTGATTTCTCTGGAGCCGCAGGAGCAAAAAAAGCAACAGAGTTAGGATTCTTTGATGATCTAAAAAATTTAGGGTTGGCTCAAGTATCCCCAAATACAACTATGACGGTAAATTTTCCTTCTATTATTGGAAAAAAAATGAGTCCAGTTGCTTACGGAACTAAACAACAGCAACAAGAAGTTATAGAAAGTTTGTACGATAATAGACAAATTAGCCTACCAACCGCAATAACATATGGGGCTTTGGTTAACCATATGAATCCAGAATCGGGTCAATTAAATGTTAATCCAGATACATTAGATATTGAAAGTTATATCGAAGGTATAGTTCATGGGCTTCCCGGTGTATCTACTAATGTGACGTTTGATGATAACGCTCCTTATGGGATGCAACAAGAAATTACTCCATTTGGGATTAATACAGGAAATGTTATAGGTCCATTTGGCATGCAATTTGATGCAACTAATATTGAAAATATAGAACCTTCTATAGAATTATACGATCCATTAGACACAACTCCAAATACTAACCTTGGAGTAAATGCTATCCTAGATGCTTTTGGTATTGATAATCAATCCCCAACTAGCCAACAAGAAGTAGACGCTTTAATGGATGATGTTCTTGGTATGCAATTTGAGGATGGAATTAATTTTGATCCAGACGATATGAGCATGGCTATGGCAAGCGTTGAAGATGATCCTTGGGGATATAACCAATCTGTAATTGACGGATTAAATGCCTCTTTCGATACTGGAGCAGTATCAGAAGCAGGTGGTGAAGCACTACAGGAAGCCCTAGCCCAGAGAGCCGCAGAAACTATGATTGCACAACAGGCGGCAAGACAGCAATCTAACAAAGTTACTATTCCAGTATCCAGCGGCCCTGATATCGTCATTGACGTTACACCTCCTGCACCGCAAAAAGTTGCGCCACACAGGAGAACACCGCCTCCTCCATCTCCGGTAAAGGTTGCGGCTACATCTGTTGCTAGACCAAAAGCATTTAAGAAACTACCTAAGTTTGCTCAAAAAGAAATCAGAAAAGGAAAAGTCCCGACTGGTGGATCAGATTATGTACAGGACATGGTAAGGCAATTCCTTAATCCTCCTAAACCAATAGATTATTCCAACCCAGATATGAGAGGCGGCAAATGACAGAAAAACAGGACAAGTTCATAGAAACATACGTCCTTACTGGTAACGCCACTAAAGCGGCTATCGCGGCTGGGTATTCTGAAAAGACTGCCAAAAGCAAAGGATACCAACTAAAGAACCAACTGTATCCTGAAATACAAAAGGAAGTACAAAAGGCTATTGCGGATAAGATTCCTGCCAGTCTTATGTGGTTGACCGACCTTGCGGAAAAGGCTGAGTCTGAATCTGTCAGATTGGGAGCCATTAAAGATATTCTTGACCGCGCTGGACTCAAACCAGTAGACAAGGTAGAAACCACCAACATCGACCAAATGAGTAAAGAAGAGATCATTCGGGAGTTAGAGGCACTTGAAAGGCTTAAGCACTGAACAGTATCGTAAAGAGTTAGAATTAAAACAGGCTCTCAGGAGCATTGTACGCTTCTCTCGCATTGACGAGTACGATCCCTACCCTTACCAGCAGAAGTTCCACCAAACAGGCTCAGAGGCCAACCAGAGGCTTCTGATGGCGGCTAACCGTATTGGTAAGTCTTTTTCCGGTGCGGCAGAGATGAGTTACCATCTTACAGGTCTATATCCTGACTGGTGGGAAGGCAGACGGTACGATAAACCTATCACCGCTTGGGCAGGTGGGGTTTCAAACGAAACAACGAGAGACATTGTACAATACGAACTATTGGGTTCCCCAGATGATCCTGATGCGTTTGGGTCCGGTGCGATACCTAAAAGTAAAATTATAAAAACGGAACGTAAACCGGGTGTACCCAACGCAAAAAGTGTTGCTCTTATACAACACGTTTCGGGTGGGAACTCTTCTTTACACTTCAAAGCCTATGAAATGGGTGTTGACAAGTGGCAGGGACGCAGTGTAGACTGTATATGGCTTGACGAGGAACCCTCCAGAGAGTTATATTCACAGGCTGTAACCCGAACACTGGACCGTAAAGGCATGGTTTACATGACATTTACACCAGAATCGGGCATGACTGAGACTGTTGCATCGTTTATGAACAACCTACAGCCCGGTCAATCCTTGACAAACGCCACTTGGGATGACGCTTCAGAGACAATTACCTCCATGAAAGGTAATAAAGGCCACCTAAATGAAGCCGTTATGACCCAGATTCTCTCCAGTTACTCCCCGCATGAGAGAGAAATGAGGCGATATGGCCGTCCCAGCATTGGTTCCGGCCTTGTTTTTCCGGTACAGGAAGACAAAATTATGATTGATCCCATGCAATTAGAGGATCACTGGCCCAGAATAGCAGGTATAGACTTTGGGTGGGACCATCCTACCGCTGTAGTGTGGGTGGCTTGGGACAAAGACGAGGATGAACTGTATGTCTACGATTGTTACCGACAATCCAAAGCATCACCGTCTGTACACGCCGCATCCATCAGGACACGCTCTGAGAGCGTCCCTATTGCGTATCCTCACGACGGCAATAGGAGAGACAGCATGGGTAATCCGGGTCTTGCAGACCAATACAGGAGCCTTGGGTGCAATATGATGTTGGAGCATTTTACTAATCCTCCGGCCCTTGGACAGAACAAAGGCGGTAATTCCGTAGAAGAAGGTCTTATGGATATGTTGCAGTATATGGAGTCAGGTAGATTCCATGTGTTTAACACATTAACAGACTGGTTTGAAGAGTTTAGAATGTATCACAGAAAGGGCGGCAAGGTTGTTCCGT